AATATGCCAATGAAAAAATATTCACCTAAGCAAAAGAAGTTAGCTAGAGTTGCTAAACCTAGAAACAAGATAACTGGCGCTGACTTTAAAAAACTAAAAGCTAAGAAAAAGAAAAAATGAAAAAAGTTAAAGCTCCTAAAGGTTATCACTTTATGAAAAGCGGTAAAACTTATAAACTTATGAAACACGAAGGTAAGTTTGTTCCGCACAAAGGAGCTTCTTTAGAAGCTAAGTTCGAAGTACAAAAAAAGCATAAATAATCTAGCCTTCGTCAAAGGCTATGAATGAAATTGTAACTATAATCAATGAAGTTGGCTTTCCTATAGCAGCTACGCTTGGGTTAGGTTTTTTCTTATGGAAGTTACTAAATAAAATAGTCAACGGCATGGAACAAAAGATAGACGTAGTTGACGATAAAATAAACGAGTCATTACAAGCTGTAGAGAAAAGACTAGACTCTAAGCTAGATTCCCAAACACAAATACTAATACAATTAATCGACAGAGTTAGATCTGTTGATAACGAGATTATTAGACAAGACATACTTTTAAAAACTATTCTTGGTGTGCCAAACTTAATAGAAAAAGATAAAATAGCTAAAGCAAATCAAAAAGATAAGAGGAAAGACTAATGCCAGATCCTATTACAAATTCAGTTGTCGGTATTGCAGGCAACGTACTCAATAAATTTGTCGCAGACAAAAATTTAAAGATGACTCTTGAGCATGAACTCAAGACTCAATTACAAACTGCTAACCTAGCGCAGATAGAAGTTAATAAAATAGAAGCAGCTAGTAAAAATTGGTTTGTGGCTGGCTGGAGGCCTAGCGTTGGTTGGGTGTGCAGTCTAGCCATGATGTATCACTTTATACTTGCGCCTATGATTCAGTTTGCTGTAGGTATAGCTGGTATACAGGTTGAGTTACCTGAGTTTGATTTTAGTCAACTATCAACAATCTTAATGGCTATGCTTGGTATGGCAGGTCTTAGAACTTTCGAGAAGAAAGAAAAAGTAACAAAGGGAAACTAATGTCTTGGGAAAATTTTCACTTAGACGAATTTGCTTGCCGACATTGCGGTAAAAATTTAATAAGTCATAACCTGGTAGATAGATTACAAAGTTTACGAACAGAGTTAGCGTTTCCATTTGTTATAACTTCTGGTTACAGATGTCCAGAACATCCAAACGAAATAAATAAAAGTAAAGTTGGCACACACGCAATGGGTCTAGCAGTAGATATTTTGTCTTATGGAGAACAAGCGTATAAAATTATTGCCACAGCGCCTAAGCATGGATTTACAGGTATAGGTGTTAACCAAAAAGGCGAAGGAAGATTTATACATTTAGACATTGCAGATGAAACGCATGGAAAAACAAGACCAACCGTATGGAGTTACTAATGGAAGCTGATCCTATGTTTTTTTGGAACGTCTTGATTACTTTGATTTTTGCGCCGCTTCTATATAATATTAGAGCTAATACAGGTGAAATTAAAAGAATAGATATTCTTTTAAATAAAACTAGAGAAGAGATACCGACGAAATACGTCACAAAAGATGAAATGAAAGAAGATTTTGAAAGACTGTTGGATCGCTTTGATCGCTTAGAAGAAAAATTAGACAGAATATTACAAGCATGAGCATAGGAAGAATAGCAGACGACATTTTAGGTATAGACCCTAGCGGAGAAGGCATATTTGGTAGCTTTAGAGATAACCCAGAGTTAGGAAGGTTAGCTTCTATTGGTTTATCTTTTGTGCCTGGCGTTGGGCCAGTATTAGCAAACACAGTTCCACAAGCACTAACAGCTATGGCAGCACCGAAAGCTCCAGCAGGAATGTTGTCAGGACCAGCTCCTTCTATGGGCGGCGGTTTACTGGGTGGCCCAATGGACACTTCTGCTTTTGATTACGCAAGAAGCATTGCAGGCGGCATGCCTTTTAGCCAAGTAGTACAACCTGGCATGTCATTCTCGCCGACACAACCTATGGGTCAACAACTTACACCGCAAGCACCTATGCCTGCACCAAAACCAATGATTCCTATGAGGCCAACTCCAGAGATTAACCTAAAACCTTCAATCGCTCCAATAGGCGCTGGCGCAATGTCAAGAGAAGAAATGGAAAGAATTAGAGCGTTGTTAGGTCCTGGGGAAATTGCATAATTTATGTCAGAAAAACAAAGAGCAATCCTAGATGGATTGGAAGCGGAGAAAATATTAGAGAGTGAGGTTTTTAAAAAAGCTCTTGAATCTCTTAAAGCAGAATATATTGCTTATTGGTTAAGTAGTAGAGATATTGACGACGTTAAAACAAGAGAAGATTTACACAGATCTATATTATTGTTGCCAGAGATAGAAAGGCATTTACGCATCATTGTTGAAAAAGGCAAGATCACAAAACATCAAGTTAATAAACTTAAATAGCTTACACATTTTTACTTTTTGGTTTAAAATTGCTTAAAACCACAGGAGTTTTATATGGCAACAACGGAAAAACCGATTGCATTACAAACTGATTATCAAAAATCAGTTGCGTCTTTTGAAAGTTTTCTATCTCCAGAAGAGGAGCAAATAGAACAAGCAGAAGAGATTATAGAAGATGAGTTGATTGAAGAAGCTGATGAAGCCGAAGAGATTGACGAATTGGAGGAGGTAGATCAAGAAGATTTACCAGAAGAAGAGTTTGAAGAACAAAGCGAAGTTGAAGAGGTAGAGCAACCTCAAGTTTACACGGTCAAAGTAGATGGTGTAGAACAAGAGGTAACGCTTGAAGAACTGCAACGCGGCTATTCGAGACAACAAGACTATACGAGAAAAACTCAAGAACTGTCACACGAGAGAAAAACTCTTGAACAACAGCAAGCAGAGTTAGCTCAAAGAGATGCAGTTTATTCTCAACTGCTACCAAAAATGGAAGCCCAAATTATGGGCGATATAGAGAATGAGCCTGATTGGGCGAAACTGAGCGAAGAAGATCCAATCGCTTACGTTAGAGAAAAGCAGGTATGGGATCAAAAAAAAGAAAAGCTCCAAGCAGTTCAAGCTGAGCAACAAAGACTTCAACAAGAAGCCGCAGTTAAACAGCAAGAACAAGTTCAACAAATGATTGAATTTGGTCAGCAAAAACTTTTAGAAATCATACCTGAATGGTCTGACGAAAAGATTGCTAATAAAGAGAAATCTGAAATTAGGAATTACGCGATAGAAACTTTAGGATTTAGTCCTCAAGAAATGGATCAAGTCTACGACTATAGAGCTTTACTTGGTTTGCGAAATGCTTGGCTACAAGGCCAAACTGCAACCGCAGCTAAGAAAAAGCCTACACAAAAAGCCTCAGTTAGAGCAGGTAAACCAGGCGCATCAACTAGAAAAGTTTCGGTAGCACCAGAGAAAAAATTACGTCAAAGGTTGGCCAAATCTGGAAAAACAACAGATGCGGCTAAAGTTTTTGAACAAATGCTTAATAAATAAGAGGTAAAAAATGGCACAAGTTACAAATGCTTTCGATACATATGAAGCTATTGGTAATAGAGAAGATTTAGCAGATATTATTTATAATATTTCTCCTACTCAAACACCTTTTCTTTCAGCTATCGGAAAAAGAAATATTTCAAACGTCCAATTTGATTGGCAGACAGAAGTTTTACCAACTCCATCTTCAACAGGTCAACTTGAAGGATTCGAGTTAAGTAAATCTACGTCTACTAATACAACTAGGGCAACCAACGTAGCGATGATCTCAAGCAGAGACGCTACAGTAACAGGATCTCAAGAGGCTACTGACACGGCTGGTAAAAACTCTGAGATGGCGCATCAACTAGCTATTATGGCTAAAGCTCTGAAAAGAGACATGGAAGAAGCGCTTACTCAGAACATTGCCAAAAATGCTGGTAATGTCTCTACTGCGAGACAAACTAGATCTTTGGAAACTTGGTACGCTACCAATGTAAACAAAGCTAGTGATGGCGCAAACGGATCTGACTCAGCAGCTAGAACTAACGGAACTAGAAGAGATTTAACCGAAGCTATGGTTAAAGATGTTCAACAACAATGTTTCGCTAGTGGTGCAGAGCCTTCTTTATTGATGGTTGGACCTTACAATAAATCAGTTATATCTGGTTTTACAGGTAGGTCTCAAGCTAGACAATTTGTCGACGCTAACACTATCGAGGCTTCTGTTTCTATCTACTCTGGAGACTTTGGTGAACTACAAGTAGTTCCTTCAAACAGAAGTAGAGAACAAGCTGTTCACTTGTTAGATCCAGAATACGCGGCTGTAGCATATCTTAGAGATTTTGAAACTATTGATATTGCAACGGTGGGCGACGCTGACACTCAAATGATTTTAGTTGAGTATGGCCTAGAGATGAGAAACGAAGCTGCACACGGTATCGTGGCAGATGTCAAAGTATCATCTACTGACGCTGGTTAATAACTAAAAAAGGGAGGGTTATCCCCTCCCTTTTTTTACATGGCAATACGGACAATCATAGATCACACCACAGGCCTCAAAAACGAATTTGTTACTGAGGACAACAAACACATATATCACACCACACAAGATGTTAAACCTGTTATAGACGCAGTTAAAAACTATAGTGAATTGCAACCTGGCAAAGAATTTAGGCATGTAGCCGAGATACCTATGGTAATATATCAACAGATGTTGCGTGAAGGATCTGCTAAAGATAAGAAGCATCTTAAAAAATGGTTAAACGATCCAGACAATAAAATGTTTAGAGTTTGGAAAGGCAAAATATGACGTACTCAGAATTAAAAACAAGGATTGCTAGTTATTTAAACAGAAGTGATTTAACTTCTGAGTTAGATGGTTTTATTGACCAAACAGAAGCAGAGTTAAATAGAAGATTAAGATCTGCTGACATGGTTAAAAGAGCAACAGCTACGGCAGAACTACAATATTTATCTTTACCTACAGATTGGCTAGAAGTTATAAACGTAGAAATTACTTCAAATGATTTTAAACCTGTATTACAACAATCTATTGAGTCTTTAGACGTACATAGAGCAGCAAACGACAACATAACAGGTCAACCAATTTTTTATGCGATAGTGGATAACACAATGGAGTTCTCTCCAAAACCAGATAAAGCATACACTTTACAACTAACTTACTATGAAAAAATTGCAGCGCTTAGCGATTCCAATACAAGTAATTTTGTATCTAATAATCATCCTGACGTTTATTTATATGGCGCTTTAAAACACGCATCATTGTTTCTTATGGAAGATGACAGAGCCGCTAGATTCAGTGCTTTGTTTGAAAAAGCATTAGAGGAAATAAGACTCCAAGAAGAGAGCAAAGAATTTAGTAAAGGCTCACTATTACCAAGAAGAAGAACTTATGGTAAGGCTAAAAAAAATGTATACTTTATGAATTAATAAGAGGAAAGAATGTCTGGATTTACTGATTATTTAGAAGATGCTTTATTGAAGCACGTTTTCACAAACACAGCGTACACTTCACCAACAACCGTGTATGCTGCTTTATTTACTGTAGCTCCATCTGATACTGGGGGTGGTACAGAAGTTTCTACATCTGGTACTGCGTATGCCAGGCAATCAATGGCTTTTTCTGTATCAGGAACAGGCACATTAGCAACTAATTCTGCTGCTGTAGAATATCCAACTGCAACTGCTGATTACGGAACGGTTGTAGCTGTAGGTATATTTGATGCTAGTACGAGTGGTAATTTATTAGCTTACGCAAGTTTAACTGCTAATAAAACAGTAGCCTCAGGAGATGTATTTAGATTCAACGCAGGTGACGTAGATATAACTTTGACGTAGAGTAATGTCCGAACAAACCTATAACTTTGGACGTTACAACAAGTCTAATTGGAATAATCTTCAATACGATTTTGGTGCGGTAGCTGTAACAGGCGTTTCGTTAGTTACTGCTGATGGCCGTAAAATTAATCTTGGCGCAAGCGCCGTTTCTTTAGCTTCTAGTGCATCCGCAAGCGGATTAAGAATACTCAACACCGACGCAGCTACAATAAGTGCGTCAAGTATTGTTGCGGCTGCTATACAGATAGATCTTGGAGCGTCAAATATTTCTGCTGTTTCAAGCCTGGCATCTGCTGGACAATTAGTAATTCTTGGAGCTGCAAACGCTACACCGCAATCAGCAATAGTATCAGATGGTCAATTAGTTCTCTTAGGCGCAGGCGGTATTACAGGAACAAGTAGTTTTGTATCTCTTGGTGGTTTAAAATGGGAAGAAGAAATAGTCGCTGGAACAACTTTTACAGAACAAACTGTAGCAGATGGAATCTGGACGGAACAAACGGTTTCTGCGGCTACATATACAGAATTAGATAAACAGGCTTCAGCGTAATGGCAGATACTACAACAACAAATTTATCATTAACTAAACCAGAGCTAGATGTTTCTACCAACTGGGGACAAAAGTTAAACGCTAACTTAGATGCTATTGATGCAATCTTTAGCGGTACTGGTACAGCCGTATCACTTAATATTGACGGTGGAGATATTGCATCTGCTGTAACTATAAATAAATCACCTGTCATCACATTAGGCGGTGATCTTACAGGTAACGTCACGCTTACTAATTTAGCTAGTGGTACTTTGACAGCTAGTTTAGTTGCTGAAAGCGTACAAGACATAGTAGGGCCTATGTTTTCATCTAATACTGAGAATGGTATCTC